GGGTATTCATCCGGCGTACGCCCGCTACTACATTCGTCGTGTCCGTTTCGGTGCGGCTGATCCGCTTGTGGATGCTTGCCGTCGTCGCGGTTACGCCGTCAAGTGGGATGTCGGGTTGGACGGGCAGGAGGACCACACTCGTTATGTGGTTGAGTTCCCTGCCGAGTCACCGGAAGGCGCTGTGCTTGCGAAGGACATGACTGCCGTGGAGCAGTTGGAATGGGTGAAGCGGATGCAGACCGAGTGGGCGGACAACGCTGTGTCGGTGACGGTCTACTACCGGAAGGAAGAACTTTCGGCGATCAAGGACTGGCTGTCTGAGAACTACACGACTGGCGTGAAGTCAGTCTCGTTCCTCCTGCACTCGGATCACAACTTCCCGTTGCCACCGTATGAGGAGATCAGTCAGGAAGAGTACGAGAAGATGTTGGCGAAGGTTGACTTCTCTCAGCCGCTCGTTCTTGACGCTTCCGGCACAGAACTTGACCCGTCAGAGTGCGCTACGGGGGCTTGCCCAATTCGCTGATCGGAATTCGTCAAGGCGATCTTTGAGCCAGAACACGAGTTCGTTGAAGGTTCGAAGTTCCTTCTTGGGAACCTGATACCAGTTTTCGTTGATTTGTCGCACCCGGTCGAACGACGCATTTTGTGTCCAGTTCGGCTGGGTGCTGACAGGTACGACGAGCATTCCTTTGGTGTTTTGGCTGACCAGTACGACGGCTAACGGCTTGGGGTCTTTTTTGTCCCATCCGATAACGGTGTCCACGAATGCGGTTGAGTACGGGTAGGTGATCGGGTCGTTGCGGAAGTTGAGCCGCCGGGATTTGACTTCGATACAGCCGGGCTGATCGATGAGAACTATGTCCTGTTCGTTTTCGAACCGTTTGCGGTCGGCTTCGTTTTTGGCGAACTCAAGTTCGGTGGCGTAGCAGGGGATCTGGCGTTTTTGTAGTTCTAGGGCTACACGCTCGGCGTAGGTTTGCCCGATGGATGCTTCGCGGTGGAATAGTTCGTTGCTGTAGCCGACCATGCTGACATGATTACACGAATGTAATCCCCGTGTCAACCACCCGTTGGTGTGTAGGTTTTGATGGCGAACTGCCAGTGGTGTTTGCCAACGACTGGCCAGTTGATGTCGTCGTGGCTGTCGTACCACCATTTTTGTGACGGATTGTTGGGGATGTCGTTGTAGTAGTCGGAGATGTCGGTGAATCCGCAGTTTTTGAGGAGTTCTTCGACTCGTTCGTGATGACAGTTCCAGTGGTGGGTTGCACCGTCCCACCATTCGTGTTCGCGTCCGGGCTGCCAGTTTACGTCTTGGTGTTCCATGGTTGAGAGCACCATGTGCCATGGTTCTTTGCCGTCGGCCCACAGTTTGATTGTTTTGAGTACGTCTGGCCCGGTGATGAGGATGGGTGCGTCGGGCTTTGCGACGCGACGCATGTCGGCTAAGAAGTCTGGTACGTCTTTCCAGTCGATGTGTTCGATGACGTGGCCGAGGTAGATGGCGTCAAATTCGTTGTCTGGGAATGGGTATGGTTCGCCTGCTTCGGCGACGATATCCGGTTTGGTGTTGTCATCTTCCCAGATGTCAACATTCACCCATCCGTCGGCGTACCATGTTCCGCATCCGGCGTTTAGGAATCTGTGTTGTGTTGGGTTCTTGCCGGGTCCGGGCTTACGCATCGGTATCTCTCTTTGAGGTATCTGCCAAATTCTTGGTTGCTGATGAAATGGTTCGCTGACAGGAATTCGGCGTTTCGTGGTTTTGCCAACTGTAGCCCGTCGCGTTCCAGTGGTTCAGCAAGTTTCGTTGCCGGTTCCGCGCAACACCAGCATTCTTCTTCGTTGATCCAGATGACGAGACATTCGGTGCATCCGTACAGCGTGGCGTCTTTGGGAAGATTCCGTGTTGTGGTGTCGTTGATGAGGTTAGCGATTGTCTTCAGCGCCGTAGTAGAGGTCAAGGTCTGTCTCCAACGGGAAGTAGTAACCGGCGTTGCGTGCCTTTTTTGCTGCTGGCATTTCTTGCCGGTGGTTGATTCCCGAGTAGTGGGCGATAAGTGCGCGGCGTTCCATGCCTTTTATGTTGGCGGTTGAGCCACGGTGAAGTAGCCGTCCGTTCCAGATGAGTACGTCACCTCGGCTTGGTAGATGGTTGACTGCTGGCACGCCCTTGTCGTCCATCATTTGTTGGAACATTGGGGTGAGAAGACGTTCGCTGAATTTTGGCCACCTGTGGTCGCGTTCGTCGGGGTTGAGGTGAGCCATGACTTTGTTGCGGGTGACTTGGCGCCAGCGGTGTGATCCGGGGATGTATTGGAATGGTCCGGAGTCGGGGTGGATGTCGGCGAATGCGATCCAGACTGCGGCGTAGGCGTCGCCGACGTGTGGCGGGTTGAGGTAGGTGTCTTGGTGCCAGTCGCGCTCGGTAGATACCCATCCGGTGAGATTTAGGTGAAGTCCGGGTGGTTCGCCGATCAACTTCTCCATCTCGTCAACAAGCGGCTGGTAAAGCAGAATGTCACGGATTTCCTTGTGTCGGGTGTACGGGATCGGGTCGGGCCAACCCATTGTTCGCCCGACACTGCCGTTTTCCCGCAGCCAGCATTCTTCGTATGCGACCATCAGGTCTTCGGGCAGGAAGTTTTTGAGGATGACTACACCCTCATCGTTCCAATCCCACGGACCGGGGTCCGGTGCCGGGTCGGTCAGTTCTTCAACTGTCGGCATCTTCTTGGGTCTCTGCGGCTGGCGTCACGCTGCTGGCAAGGGCGGAGCGCAGCATCGCGTTTTCCAAGGTCAACTTCTTGATTCTGTCGGCAAGATCGTTGATGACGGCTTCCAGATCTACGTTTGCTGAGGTCATAGTGAGATACTATCATCCTGCCGCCGGGGACGCCAGATGCCCATGATTCTGGGGTATTATTGAGTTGAGCGTTCGATTTTTCTTCGGAGAGTGTGATGACTGTTTCTCAAACCACCCGTCTTAGTCTGACTTCATGGTCTGATGATTCTGATCCGTTTACACGGACCCAGATGACGGTTTCCCACGAGAATCTTGAACTTCTTGTAGCCAAATTTGAGTCTGGTGCGAGTCTGCCAACTCTTCCCAACGCTGGTTATGAGCGTTCACTTTTCTATCACACTGCGTCGTCGGAACTGTATTTCTCGGAGACTGGTTCGACGTGGGTGAAGATCATCTCAAACGTTGACGTTGCGACGTTGACTGGCACGGAAACGTTGACGAATAAGACGTTGACCGCTCCGACTATCGCAACTATTTCTAATGGGGGCACCCTCACGTTGCCGTCATCGACTGACACGCTTGTTGGTCGGGCCACTACTGACACGTTGACGAATAAGACACTTTCTGGTTCAGCGGTGAATGATGCGACATTGAAGAGTCCGTTGGAGCAGTGGACGATCAGCGCCGCAGCGCCAAGTTCATCTCAAAATATTGATGTGGCTACTTCGGCGGCCCGCTATTTCACTTCTAATGCGAGCACCAACTTTTCGTTGAATTTCCGTGGAAGTTCGTCTGTCACGCTGAACAGCATGTTGGCTGTTGGCGAGTCGATTTCGGTTGCGATCGCCATCACGAACGGCGCGACTCCGTATTATCCGAACTCGTTCCAGATTGACGGAACTTCGGTGACTCCGAAGTGGTCTGGTGGCTCAGCACCGTCGGCAGGGAACGCGAGCAGTAACGATATTTATTTGTTTACGATTGTGAAGACTGCTGCTACACCGACGTATACGGTTTGGGGCCAGCAAGTCCAGTTCGCCTGAAATTAGGCGGGCAGCCAAGCCTGCTGCTGTTCGTGCCAAATCCACTCGCCTTTCTTGGGCGGTGGTTCGGTTGGGCCTTTTTCATTTCGAATCCAAGCAACCTGCTCTTCATCCCAGTAGTAGTGAAGACCATCATCTGGGTAGGGAATTGGGGCTCCCCAAACGAATTCTTGTCCATCAAGCACGAACGACGGATATGAGTCGGGTTTTGCTGGGATGAAAGCGTCGTTTTCTTCGTCGTAAGTGCCACCGATCATCGCAAAGTTCGCACGGAAAGGTGTTTTGCCTTCTTTGTGTTTTCCGGCAAGCATGTTGATTGAGGTTCGAAGACAACGCATTCCACGCTTAGCGCCGTAATACTCTTCCCAACTCGTGATGCCATGCGGAAGGTCGTCCTCGTCCCGACCGACAATGACATCAACTACCACGTTGTTGTCGTCTAGGAATGCGTAGTGTGCCATGTGTTTACCAACTGATGTTTCCGGTGCCGCTGGAAAACACGATTACCGTGTTTGCGCCGACCGTGTTGATTGAGTATCCAAGACCGGGGTCAATGTCTGGTTCCACTCCTTGGAAGCGGATGATTACAGCACCGGGTCGTCCCGCGCTACCGTAACTGACACCGGCTCCGTCACCGTAGTCTGAACCACCTTGACCGTTGGAGTATGTTACGGAACTGCCGGTTATCGTGGAAGTAATCCCCGCTCCGCCAACGCCATATGCTCCGTTACCTCCGGCACCTCCGGCGCCGTAATTTGTTCCGGGGAAAC